GCGCCGGGAGTCCTTCGAGTACGTTGTCTAGTATGGGTGATTGCATGGTATAAAAAAGGGGAGCACCCACCGATATGGCAGATGCTCCCCGTTGAGTGATTGATTACGACGCGCCAGCGAACATGCCGAAGCCACCGGGGTTCTTCACCACGAGACCGGCAATGGCCTGCACGAGACGGATAGGACCGCCACCAGCGTCAGGGAGATCCTTGACCTCGGGCAGCTTGCAGTACCGGATCTCAACCATGTCCATGGGGATCACGTAACCACGGTAAGCCTCAGCGGCCAGCGTGGTGGTGCTCTTACCACCGATGAAGGTGGTGGGGTGCAGGATCAAGCGACCGAAGTCACCCTCGAACACGTCGATGGAGGACGAGAACGTCGAGCTGGACAGCTCCTGATTGAACGTGCGGACGCTGGTGGCAGCGATGCTGTTCGTGTTGACAACCTGAGTGGCGGAAGAGCTGGTCAGGTTGGTGAAGGCACGCTTGAGGGTCGTGCCGAGAATGCAGTCGTAGTCACGATACACGCCAGTCTTGGAGTAGATGGCGGTGAGCACGTTCTGGACAGCGGTCTCAGTGAACGCAGCAGAGGTGACGGAGCTGATGGCGTTGGTAGCCGCGGTGCCCGGGGTCACGCCGCCAGCAGGAGCGAAGGCGGAACCAGAGGCAAGAGCACCAATGTTGGAGCTGTTTGTGCCGAGGAGCCAGTTGCCGAGGGAACCAGTCTGGTAGGCGTTGGTGGAACCGTTGTCCTGCTGCGCCGCCTGATTGGTGCAGAGGAACGTGGACTCCATATCGCGCTTAATCTCAACGAGGAGCTTGGCGACGTTGTAGGCAACCTCAGAGGCGGCACCGGCAACATTCTGGGTCTCGGCGATGAAACCGACCCGGCTGTTGCGGCGGAACGCCTGAGCGTAGTTGGTCACGCGCAGACGATTGGCGGATTCGTTCGTGTAGCTGGAGACGTCAGTGCCGTCGATCACGCCGCCAAGCTGAGGAGCGGAGTAATCGTCACATTGCCATGACATGACCACGTTTCCAAGATCCCTCCCCTTGGGAGACATCGACACAAAGGGGGTACTTTTAGCGTCGACGTTAGCGATATAGTCGGCCAATTCCTCGCGGACGCCGACCTGATTGTTTACACCAAGATATGCCATAATATTAGCCTTTCAGAAGTGTGTGTTGAAGCAACCGCGACAGATCGGCAGTGCTCCCACTCTGGTTGAACGCCTTCTTGGCAGACCGCGCCGCATCGTTGGCCTTGTCAGACTTGACTGGACTCGCCTTGGGAGCCGCAGGCTGCTTCGGGGCCACCTTCACAGGAGCCTTTGCAACCTTCGCGCTCTTTTCGCGTTCCATGCGAGCCTTCCGACCTTCTAGGAAGTCACCGATGGCAATCTGGTAGTCAGGAAACGACGCAAGCTGTGGCATTTGCCGCAACACCTGCTGCGCTTCCGAATACGTCGGATTGCTACGGTCCTTCCACCAAGGGTACGCACTCTCCGCAACTGGCCGCACTTGTTTGTAAGTGTTGAGGAATTGGTGCCGCGTCGGAATGTGAACATCCAAGGCATCCTCGACTCGTCGCCGAATCGCCTTGATCTCATCCGCGCTGTACTCTTTCCCGCCAACTTCGCAGCCGTCAGCGTTGTCCTCGCACCATCTCTTCAACTCCCGGGCCTTGCGGTACTCATCGCTGAGTTTCGTTTCGTCCCAGATGTCAGAGAACGGATTGTCGGTCGTCGCTGCCGCCTGCGGTACTGCCGCCTGCTGCTCGAGTGCTTCCAGCTTCGTCCGCGCCTCATTCAGCTCACGCTCCAAGGCTTCCGCTTTTGCTGCGGCTTCCTTTTTTTGGGCTACGAGCTTGTTGATGCGCTTCTGGACTCCAGCCGGTTCGTCCTCGGTAGCGTCTTCAGTCTGCTGAGTGGTTTCCTCCTCAGCGGGATCCTCCACGGGTGTCGCCTCCCCGGTCTCAGCAGTCTCGGACGCTGACTCCTCGGCGACCGGCTCATCTGCACTCGCAGCGGCTGGTTCCGGTTCCTCGACAGCTTTTGTCGGAGTCTCGGAGAACCGAGTTTCCAACAGTTTCGCCAACGCCACCGTGTCGAGCGGGAGCGGGTTGAGCGGTTGCGCCGTGTTTTGGGAGGGTGTCGCTTCCCCGGTTTGTGTTGCTTCCATGCTTTTTAGGCCCTGCAAGTCGGGCATACTACGACAGGGTTTAACGCTAAACCCAGAAAGCTAAAGCCCTCATGGACTACGTTACCGCTAACGTCAATCAATTATTCTTGGGGAGCTTCCAGCTTCAGACCCATCTCCACGAGGAACGAGCGTGCATCCGATAGAGCAGCCGCACGTCCGCAATTGTACGCCCTAGCCTCCGGAGTAAGTGCCGAATTAATTGCTGCGGAGACCTCGTCAGCAATCAATTCACTCAGCACCTGCCGCAATGCACGCAGCACCGGCTCATGTTCACCCACACCACCCAGCGCCATCTTGAGCTGTTCGTCAGTCATTCTCATTGAGGAGTCGCTCCGGGTTGCACGCCAAGACGTCCAGTGACCGCGTTCTGCTGCTGTTGGACGCTGAATTGCAGATTCTCCACATACTTCTGCAGATTGGCTTGGAACAACGGATCCTGTTGAGCCTGCTGCTGATATTTCGGGTTCGCCTGCAGGATCTGCTGGGCAAAGTTCAGCCTTGCTTGAGCTGTGGGATCGTTTTCACGCAGCTTGGGCGGGTTCCCGAGCGACATGAGGCCGAGTTCGTCGTTGGTCTCGTCGAACATCTTCTGCGAGGCCGGTCCAGCCTGCATAATCAGCTCGTTAGCCAGCGTCGGATCAATCGCACGCAGCGCCAGACCAACGAGCTTGGTGCGATCCACGACACCTACACTGTCCAGCGGAAGAACGAGGCTCGAAAGCGCCTTGAGCTTCTCGGTCACGAGGTCGGTCTGCAGCTCGCGCACGTCGAACTTCAGCGAAACATCAAACTCTTGGACGTTGGTGCTCAGAGGAACGTTGCTGCCGGTGATACGAGCCACTTCCTCTGGCCCAGTGTACTGCAGCGTTAGGCTCAAGACCTGCCGAAACGCCTCGGTCCAGCCGTGCAGCCAGTTGTTCACAAGCCTCTGCTGCCGCATCTGAGTGAGCGCAGGAGGCACTTTCTCGGTAGGACGGCCAAAGTACCTGTCCACCTGCGTCTCGATGGCTGCGATGAGGTTAAAAGCCACCGAAGGCTCCCGCGCAGGCGGCTGCATGAACGAGATCTCGCCCGGACGCAGCACCGGAATCTGCACCGCAGGCCCAAGACGCAGGTTTCCGCCCCTCGTCTTCGGCACTTGAATCGGCGGAATCGTGTTCAGCGACGTGTAGTCGAAGATCGAGTCGCGCTGGGCCTTGATCTCGTTCTGCCACGTCGCGCAGATCTCCGGAACGCCTCGGCTCTCGACGATCTTTCGGTGGATAACCTCAGAACGCCACACGATGAACGGGTACTGCCCGTGCTCGTAGTCGATCAGCTCGAACTTGCCCCAAGCATTGCCCACTTGTGGACAGAATACTGTGCAGTAAACACCCGGCACACCGTCTTCATCGAGCGCCTTCTGGTACGCATAGACGACCTCGATCAGGTTCTCACGGTCCAGCACCGCGTTGTTGGTCAGCCCGATCGTGTAGGTGTAGTCGCTGAAGTTGCTGAACCGTCCGCGTGTAGCAATCGCCTGCTTGGCCCATTCCTCGTCCCAGTCGTCCGTCTCGACATGCTGCATCACCTCGATCTCGGTCATGTAGCAGCGCCTGAAAACCACACGCGCAGACTGGATGTCGGTGGTCTCCGGAGGGAACGCCAGCTCGTCGTATGGAGCCAATGCCGCCACGCTCGGAGAGTTCTTCACCAGCGTCGGCACGTAGATCTCGCACTCACCCTCCTCACGCAGATCCTTCACGCACTCCAAAGCCTTGCGCTTCTTGAGATTCGGGAAGGCAGCCATCAGCAGCTCGGCCAACTGGTCGGTGGCATCCGGATTCGCCAACAGATTCGGCAGGTCCGCCAACACGCTGCCTTGAGGGCTTTGCGCCGCGATCTGCATGAGCTGCTCTACCGTGACGTACTGCTCCTTTTGCCCGATCTCCTGCTGCCAACTCACATGGCACCCGGCCCAGCCGTAGGTCCACAGGTACTGACTCAGCAGCTCCACCTCACGGGTCATGTCCGTGTAGAGCTTCTGGTTCATCACCCAGTCCATGAGGCTGTGCGCCGTCACCGCGGTGTCCAGATTCCGCACGTTGGTCGGGGCCACACGCAGCATGCTTCTCCAGAAGGCTGTGGAGCACACATCGACCAGCCCGTTCACGACCTCGTCGGCCAGCGGAATGCGCGTATCGGAGGCACCATCCCAAGGGAAAGCCATCTTTCCACCCGGCTGGTTGTCATTCCACTTCTTGCCGTCCCCGCTCTGACCGTCCCAGCGGCAGTACCGGGTGTTCTCGGCCTGCCCAACCCTCGTCCCCAGACCAAAGTCGGTTGCCGCACGGCGCAGCTCCTCGTTCAGCGCACCCACGTCAGGCGCGTCACCCACATGCGCCATTGCATCACCACTGGTCTTATAGCTCGTCGCGTAATTCATCCGCAGCCCTTTGGTCTCTTTTTGGCTAAAAAGCAACGCTAATACCCCCCTCCTCCGTAACTATCCAACCCTCCGACACCCACATGCTCGACCTTTGAGATCAATAGCATTCCCAAGCAATCGATCGGATCCTTGGACGCACCCTTCTGCCCATCCCTCCCGGTATGCTCGCTCATGCACCAGATCAAGTTGTGCAGGTCGTCCACCACGTAGAGCCTCGGCTCGTTCAGTGACGTCAGTGGCTTTGTAGCGTCATAACTCAGGTCCGAGTTGATCGCCGCAGTCCGCTGGTCCACAGGCACACCCGGGGCTGGAATGAACGCCATCCCGTCATCCTGATCGCTAGGCTCGGCCAGCAGGTCAATCAGTGTCGTCCCGCCCTGCTCGCTCAATGCCGGACTGCCACCCGCCCTTGGGTCAATCAACCGCATCACAGGCTCCCCACGGCCAATCTCTTCCTCGATGGTGCGGAACAACTGCCGGTACTCGATCACGCTCCGACCCGCCTCCAACGTCTGAGCCGGACCCGGTTTCCCATCCGCCTTCTCGGATGCCAGAGCCCATTCGCCGTACCCGGTGAAGTCCGGGAACTCACGCACCACCACCTTCCGGCCATCCTCGTAGACCAGCATCCACAGGCAGTACCAGTTACGGCTGCCTGCCGGGTCGCAGACCATGTAGAGCGTACCACCATCCGGGATCTTGCTCCTAGGTATGCAGTGCGTCTCTGGCCGGAACCGCGCGAACGCCTTGCCGATGTTGTCCGAGGCCCAGCCATAGGCACGCGTCAGGATCTGCCCCATCGGAGCTCCCACCAGCTTGGACTTCATCTCGTCCCATGGGTTGTAAGGGTTGTCCTCACTGAAGAAGAACACCGTGGACCTATTCTGCTTCTCCAGCCGCATTACCCTAGGTGCCTTTCCTACCGGCCATGTGGGCAATCCCTGCTTGCCCTTGAGCATCTGCCCGCCATGCCACTCGGTAATCGCCGCCCCACCCGTAAACTCTTTGTACACGCTCGCCACACCCTCCAGCGGCGTCTGGGTCACCAGCAGCTTACCCCTACGTGTAACCAACCGATACCTCAGCGTATCTACCCAGCTCTGCGGCACCAGCTCGTCGCACCAGATCAGGTCCGCCTCCCGACCCTCAATCGTGTTCTCCGACTGCGTGTAGTTCAAAAAGTCGCACCTGCTACCGTTGGGCAAGATGAAGCTCCCGTCGGTGAAGCCGTTCTTCCGGCTGTAGTTCAGATAGTGGATCTTCCCCTTCTTCGTCGCCTTCAAAGCCACCGGTAGGTACTGGTAGATCGCAGGCTGCTGTACCGTGACGCTAGTCGCATTGGAGGTATGACAGCACAGCACGTTGCAGTTCTCCTTCGAGAGCAGTGTCTCCACCACCCGCCTAGCTGCCCACAGGGTCTTCCCAGCTCGGTTACCACCGGAGATCAACAACTCGCTACACTCAGCCCAGACACGGTTCGCCAGCTCCCAATGGTCCGGCACGAAGCCGTAGGTGTAGGGGTCCGCCTTCTCCAAGAGACACAACTGGGTGCGCTGCTCACGCAACTCCAAGGCTCTGGGATGCTGTGCGCTGACCTTTGGGATAACCGGATGCTCCGGCTGGCTGTTGTTCCACTCGATCTGGTGCTTCTCGGAACAGAACCGACCAGTCTCGCGGTCTGGGGTAAACGACCGGGAGCAGATCAGGCAACGTCGTGGGGAGAACTTGGAACGCTTGAGGGACTGGATTGTGATATTTTTTTCGTTTGGGAAATGCGTCGCCTTTGACTGGCTGGCGTTATCGTTAATCCCCTCCTCCCCCACGTTATCGTTAATAGTTGCATGATAATTGCTTATGCTTGTCATAAGAGTGTCTGAACTAAATATAATACCTATTGTGAGTGGTTGTCAGGAGCCTTCCGGGAGCACCTCAGCGTTGGTCTCGACCTCGACGACGTCCTGTTGGCCCTTGGTGCCCAGCTCCTTCATTAGGTCCCTGTGACTCGCCGTTAACGATAAAGAAGCGTGGATTGACGTGGGTTGGCCCTTTAATGTGTTTAACTTATCAATAGCCACAGCCAGCGATATGGGAAGTGTCCTACTATCTATCTCCTCGATCGCCGTATCCGCCAGCCTTCTGGTCCCCTTCCAGATAGCCACCTCAAGGAACCCAGTGACGTCTGACCGCCAAGCCTCTTCGTTGTCCGGGTAGTCCTGTGGCACCTTGACTCCTCTAACCAACTTGAACGCGGTGCCTTGGCATAAGCCGGTTTCGTCCGAGATCTTGGCGAGTGACTTGTTGGTCAGGACACCTTCCACGACGGTATCTGCGATGTCTTGGGTGAGCTTGGAGTTGTGATGCTGTCCGGGGTGATTGGTGACCCGGTAGTCGTGCTCCTCGGCTAGGGCCTTAATCTTATCCGCTAGGGCCTTCGGACAGCGTGGATCGTCACGTAGGGCCCAAGAAACCATGTTCCGGTCCGTGTTGGCCAGCTTGGCTAGGGTGTTCTGTGAGACTGCTTTGGTTGGTTTACCCATACATCTTGAGTCTCTTCATCTCCGAGTATCTGTGTAACATGAACTCGGTTTCGTCGTGTCCTGCCTTCTTTATGAGACCGCTTTCGATGGCATGTCTAACCAGATCCTTGGCCTCTTGAGTCCATCCGGACACTGTATCGTAGAAATGATCGTGTGGACCGCATTCATACTTTGGCTTCGTTGTAATGCGTGGCTGGTACCAATGTTCCTCCTCGTCTGGCACCTGCTCAGCCTGTTTGCGTATCCGATACCTATCTTTGTCGGTTATCTGTATGTCCGCCAACGTTCCCCTAGGATCTAGGTCTGAGTTTCGTGTAGACCAGCCTGAGTTGCCGGTCATTACAAACCCATCTGGTAATGCTCCGAAAGAGTGCATGGCATCAGAGCGTGAAGTTGAAGTCTCCCCAGTGTCTAAGCTTCTCCATTGGGGTATACATGTACTGCTTGACCCCAGCGAGTGTGAGCCGGGCTGAGGCAGCGTAGTCCTCCGAGAGGTAATCCTTACCCTTGTCGCATTCGAGCAGGAAGGGCAGCCAGAGTGTCGGGAACATGCCTGCCATCTCGTCGTTAGCCCAGTCTATGCGGTAGGGGTGTGGTACGGCATCGGTGGCTAGGATCTCCAGAGACTTCTCTAGGGCTTGTCTGGGTATCGCTACGGCACCGCTCGCAAAGAATAGTATGGGTGTGAGGCTAGGCTCGTCCTCCAATGGAGTAGCCTCGGGCTTGGGGCGATAGGCTGGCCGGGGAGGTAGTGCCCTGCAGGAATAGGGCATGCACACCGCTGCTTGGTGCTTGTGCGCTAGGTCTGCCATGATCATCAGGTCCGCCGTCGAGAACTGGATGTCATGGTCCAACTGGATCCAGACGTCCTTGTCGTCATCGAGGAAGAACTTGGTGGCTCTACACCTTGAACGAGAGATTAATGCATCCTCTCTGATAGTACGCAATGCAGCGTAGCGAGTACGTTGTGCAAAGTAATTAGCCAGATCTATCCAAGAGGTGAGTACCGCGGAGTGCATGTCGCCATAAGCATAGCAGGTGACATGTACCGACGGTGGTTTCTCGATTATATCCACTGATTTGATCTTATTAGACATATATACTTAGAGTATAACTATACTTAGTTAAGTACTTTCTCTATCATTGCATTGAGATATGACTCCGGAGCAATACGAATATGCTCAAAGCCTCGGATGATGAGCTTGTAAGCCGGGTCACTGTCCGACATGGAGAACCTAGCGGCTACCTGCTCCGGTGAGGCACTGCCTGCCCTGACGCTACGGACCACCCAATCCCGGTAACTGGGCGGTATCATGCGCAATGCGTACTCTAGGTCTTCCATGAGATGCGGTTTCTTGGAGCGGTAATGCCCCTAGGAGGCGTTTTGATCTTTAGTGAGGGTCACCATAGCGCAACTCATCTCCTAGGGGCTCCTTGAGGCTTAGAACAGGTCGTCGGCTACGGGCTGGGTTCCGCCGGTGGGATGACCTTGTGAACGGGGTGCCTTGGTCGAGTGCTTCCAGCTCCCGATGATCGGTCCACGTTCACCTCGATCACGGGCCTCCTTGGAGACACCTTGGACAACGAAGCCATCATTGCCGTACTTATCCGGTCCGCTCTTGGATTCCAGAAGGGTTACTTCGAGGAACTTACCGGTCTTACCTTCGTACAGATACTGTTTATCAACTTTGCTGACGTTAATATTGCATCTAATCATATTATGTTATGTTTGTTTGTTTACGAATCCTGCAACAGCGCAGGTTCAAATCTACAATAAGCACCTTCGTAGTGGCATGTCACCAGTCCACACTCGCCGTCTCGTTGCTTTGCGATTGAGATAGTGGCTTCACCTCTTGGTTCGACTCGGTTGCGGTCTAGGAGGAGGACTGTGTCTGCGTCTCGTTCGATTTGTCCGGAGTCTGCTAGGTCACTGAGTCTTGGCTTACGTCCCTTCTCCTTCTCTGATTCACGGTTGAGCTGTGCGAGAGCCAACATAGCCACTCCGGTTGAAGCTGCACAAGCCTTCAGCGTTCCGGATACCTCGGCTACCTCGTAGGTTCGCTTCTCGTAGCGTCCACTGGCTCCGATCTTTTGGAGATAGTCCACGATGACCAGCTTGATGCCATGCTTCCGGACAGCTCGTCGGATGGCTGAGGTTACCGTTCCGATCTTAGCCCCAGCGGATAGGTCTAAAAAGTGGATCGGTGAGTTCTTGATCTTGATGTTTGCCGCTTGGATCCGGGCCATGTCGTTGTCCTTGAGCTGACCCGTCTTGATCGACTGCATGGGTACACCTGAGACACAAGAGACGAGGCGTCTGGTGATGGCGTTGGTGGACATCTCGCAGGAGACGAACAGGGTGGGAACTTTGTGCAGCACCGTAGCGTTTGCCACTATGGAGGTGCCCATGGCTGTCTTGCCGATGCTGGGACGTGCGGCGACCAAGGTAAGCTCGCGGTATTGCAGGCCATCGAGCATGGAATCGAGCTTGGGGATGCCAGTCGGCACGCCGCTTAGTTCGCCATTGCGATTCCAACGCTCCTGTGTGGCCTCGATGAAGCTGACGATGGCATCCTTGGCACTGCAGGAGTCGGTTTGTGGCGTCGAGTCTAGGACCATGCCGGACTCCACCTGCTTGAGCACCTCGTCGATGCTCACCGCTGAGTTCCCGGAGCCTTCGATGATCTTGGAACCCAATTCCCGCAGCTTACGGCGTAGATGCGCCTCGCGTATGTTGTCGGCGAAGTAGGTGACCATGCTGCTGGAGGGACACGCACAGATGGCTTCTGCCCAAGCTGCGGTTGGGATCGGAAGGCTGCCGTGGGCCTTGTTCCACTCCTTGGTGAGCCTCTCCACGGACGCCGGTTGGTTCTGTCGCACCAGTCCGGCTATAAGCTCCAGCGTGAACCTGACGTCCTCGTTGACCAGCATCTCCGGTTGAACCAAGGAGACCACCTCGGAGGCCACGTCCGTGTCGCCGGAGAGACATGCCCCTAGGATTCCCAGCTCATCCTTTGGCGCAAAGTAGGCGTCCGTGTTCATCCCATGGCCTCCATGAGGGCAATTTGCTCCGCCGTGTACTTGCTGGTGTCAGGGGTGTGGCGTTGGAAGACCTGAGGCGTGCTTGCCTTCCCACGCGCTTTGTCGATCTCGCCGTTCCAGTTGTTCAGCAGGGTGAACGGATCTCGGCGAAGGTATGGGTCACCCGACAGATACCATCGCTCCAGAGCGTCGATGTCCTCGGGTGGAGTGTTCAGCTTCAGGACAGCCTTCAGTGCCCGGGTCTCCTTCTCGCTCCACTTGGTCGTTGGCCTACGCTTGAACCAAGAGCCGATGCGTAGCCTGAGAGTCTCAACGTCTGGATCTTCATCGGAGCCCGTATGGTTTAGAGTATTACTAGGAGACGGAGACGGAGAGCATGCTTCTGGCATATGCGGTGGCATCTCTTTGGCATCTGGGTTGGCATTGCCGTGCCACCGTAAATTGGCGTTTTCTGTCTGCTTCTTCCTGTATGACGCCTGTTTCTGCCTCTCTTTCTCAAGCCTAGCGTTCCTCATGCATCCGTCGGCATCCTTCTCGAACTTCTCTTGGCATATGGCTTGGGAATGCGGTGGCATTGCCAGAGTAATGCGATCGAAGTCTGTTTGACTGACGTAACCCTTTGACCATTGGACGCAGAGGAGGGCTATGTAAGCTCCGCGCTCCTCGTTGGTCATCGTCATCGTCCCGGACAGGAAGTCGTCCGCATAGAACTGGAACGCCGGTGATCTCTTCTTCTCGCTCATGGTATGAAACAAAAACCCCAGTCCAACCAACAACGTTCACACAGGCGCACCGTGGAACCCATTGGGAACCACTTACCTTCGTTGCTGGCTGGACTGGGGATTCTGGTTGTCATGGTGCTCGGGGTGTGAATCCCGGTCCCTTACGCAAGGGACATTGCTGACGTACTAGCGGCGCATCAGGTTGTCAATCTGTGCGTCCGTGAGCTGGTACTTGGGAGGCTGGATCCACCCGTTGAGGATTGCCCGGTAGACGAGCTTGGGCGCAGCTTCGAGCAGCTCCCTTACTTCCGCGTCCGAGAGCTTTGGGTCGCCTTGGACTTCGTTGCCTCGCTTTTTGCTATGTAGTGCCAT